GGAGGCTTATCGACAATATATAGAGCAGTCTAAGACTTATGAGCAGGAGGTAAAAAGAAAGCGTGAATGGTTTGAGAAGAAAACCAACGAGGTATTTTCAGATTTCAAAGGTTTTGATTTCAATTTAGGAGATACCACGCTAAGTTACAAACCTTCCAATGCTGATGAAATTCAAAAGTCTCAGTTATCTCCACAGAACTTTATTGCAAAGTATTTGGATGATAATGGGATGATGAATGATGCAGCAGGTTATCACAGGTCGTTAGCTGTAGCTATGAATCCTGAGAAGTTTGCTAAATTCTTCTATGAACAGGGTGCAGCGAGTGCGACAGAGAATGTTACTCGTAAAATCAAGAACATTCAGATGGATGAAAGAAAAGCACCCGAAGTTACTAAGAAGGGTGGAACTCAGTTCCGTTCAGTAAACAATGACTCAGGGCGTGGATTAAAAATTAAAAGTAAACGAAAGTAAAAAAAATAAGTTATGGCAGGTTCAATACAGGCAACGCCAACATTTGCGTTGCAACCATCGGCACAACAAGTGCCTTTACCTACGAACTATATCACAGACTTTAACTTCTTAAATCAGTATCTACCTGATACTTACGAGAAGGAGTTTGAGCGTTATGGTAATCGTACAATCTCTTCATTCCTTCGTATGGTAGGAGCAGAGATTCCTTCAAACTCTGATTTAGTAAAGTGGTCAGAGCAAGGTCGTCTTCATATTAAGTATACCAACTGTACAACAGCTACAGCAGCAGGCTTGGGAGCTGCTACATTCACAATTGCTGATGTAGGTGTTCCTGCATTTACTGCTAACAATGGTATCGCATTGAGAGTAGGACAGACAGTTATGATTTTCCGTAACGATGGTTCAGGTTCTAACAAGGCAATCATTACAGCAGTTAACTTGACAGCAGGAACAATTGATGTTGCATTCTACGAAGCAGCAGGTTTCACGAATGGCGATGCTGCAAATGTATTTACAGTATTTGTATATGGTTCTGAGTTCAAGAAAGGAACTAACGGAATGCAAGGAAGCCTTGAGGCAGATGATCTATTCTTAGAGAACTCTCCAATTATCTTAAAGGATAAGTATGAGGTATCAGGTTCTGATATGGCTCAAATCGGTTGGGTAGAAGTAACTACTGAGAATGGTGCTTCAGGATACCTATGGTATCTAAAGTCTGAGCATGAGACTCGTCTTCGTTTTGAGGATTACCTTGAGACTTCAATGATTGAGGCAATTCCTGCTGAGGGTGTAGTAGCCAATGGTGCAGCAGACGAAGGGTACAAAGGTACAGAAGGTATCTTCTACTCAGTAGAAAACAGAGGTAATGTATGGGCAGGTGGTAATCCTGCAACTCTACAGGAGTTTGATACAATCATCTCTCGCCTTGATAAGCAGGGTGCTATCGAGGAGAATGTATTGTTCATCGATAGAGATTTCGGATTCGACATTGATGATATGTTGGCAGGTCTTAACGGTTACGATGCTACAGGTGTCTCTCAAGGTGCATCTTTTGGTCTTTTCGATAACGATGCTCAGATGGCATTAAATCTAGGATTCTCAGGATTCCGTAGAGGATATGACTTCTACAAGTCGGATTGGAAATACTTGAATGATCCTACAATGCGTGGAGGACTTCCAACTGTAGCAGGTTCAGGTAGAGTAAACGGTCTATTAGTACCTGCGGGTACAACAAGCGTATACGACCAAGTTCTTGGTAAGAACGCTAAGAGACCATTCCTTCATGTTCGTTATCGTGCTTCTCAAACAGAAGACCGTAAGATGAAGACTTGGATTACAGGTTCAGCAGGTGGTGCAGCTACATCTGATTTAGATGCAATGGAGGTAAACTTCCTATCTGAAAGATGTGTATGTACTATGGGTGCAAACAATTTCTTCCTATTCGAGCAATAGGATTTACTTGGTAATAATACAGATTTTATAATATTGAATTAGGATTTGGAGTGCTTTCGTGGCACTCCCTATCCTTTTATTTTAATTAAATTTATTCAAATGAAAAGAAAGATAAAAGACCGAAGCTATAGGCTTCTTAGAGATTCTGCTCCTTTAACCTTTATTCTTCCATCCAAAAACTCAAGAAGGTCTCCTTTGCTATATTTTGATGAAAGCAAAAACGAGAACAGAGTATTGAGATATGCAAGCAATCAAAGAAGTCCATTTGAGGATGAACAGGATGGCAATGTTTTAATTTCTCCAATAATCTTTGAGGATGGAATGCTTAGTGTACCAAAGACGAACCCTGTTCTTCAGGAGTTTTTGCATTATCATCCGTTGAATGGTAGAAAGTTTGAGGAAGTAGACCTAGAAAAAGATGCACAAGAAGATTTAGACTACATGATCCAAGAGATTGATGCTTTGTCTACAGCAAAGGAATTGAGCATTGAACAGATGGAGACTGTAGGTAGAGTTCTACTAAGTAGGGATGTGTCCACTATGACTACTTCTGAACTTCGTAGAGACCTATTGGTATATGCACGAAGAGATTCAGCAGCATTTATGTCTGCAATAGAAAATCCTGAGTTGCAGTTAATGGGAACTATTAATAGATTTATAGACGAAAAACTTCTGTCAATCCGTAACAATGGAAGAGATGTTTACTACAACCTAAAGGGTAATAAAAAAAGGCTAGTAGCAGTTCCGTTTGGAGAGGATGCAGTAGAGTTTTTGTCTTCATACTTCAAGAGTGATGAAGGCGTAGAGATTCTTGAGTTCTTGGAGAAACAACTTAATTAAAATTCTTCATAGACATATATTTTCTTGAGAAGTGGGTTGGTATAAACTCACTTCTTTTTTTTGCTTATCTTTGTACAAAGACTTAGCATATGATAAACTCTGTAAGAAATACAGTATTAGCTATACTTAATAAGAATAACTATGGATATGTATCTCCATCTGACTTTAACCTGTTTGCTAAACAGGCTCAGATGGATATATTTGAGGACTACTTTACTGCATACAACTATTATGTAGTCAAAGAAAACGCTAGACAATCGGGCACAGGGTATGCTGATGTAAAGAAAGGTATTGAAGAGGTTATAGATATGTTCTCTGAGGAGAATGACTTAACACATGACACGAACAATAAGTTCTTTCTACCATCGGAAACTACTACAGGCGATGATTATTACTTTGTAAATAAAATTTTAGTGGTAGGAACACCTACCCTTGAGGCTGAGAATGTTTCTAATAAGAACATTACAATGCTCACAAGTTCTTTATTGACAAGTCCAACAGATTTATTTCCTGCATTTAATCAGCAAGGTAATTCTGTTTTTTTATACCCTACAACGATTGATACTCAAGGCAATGTTAAATGCCAATACATTAGATATCCAAAACCTCCGAAGTGGACCTATGTGTCTTTATCGGGAGGAGAACCTTCCTTTGACCAATCACAGGCAGACTTTCAAGACTTTGAATTGCCAAATGAAGATGAGCGAAAATTAGTAAACAAGATACTTCAATATGCAGGTATGAGTATAAGAGAAATACAGGCAGTACAATACGCACAGGCAGAGGAGCAGATTGAAAGTAACGAACTAAAATAATAAGTAATGGCATATATAACTCAATACCAATATTATGAGAATGGTGGTACACCACCAACTGATGCTAATTGGGGTTCGTACCAATATGTTAGTTTATTTGATGTTGTCAATAACTTTATGTTGATGTATCAAGGGAACAACAGCCTTGTTAATAACGAGCCGAGATATAAGATTTTATTTCACGCAAAGAGAGGAATACAAGAGTTGAACTACGATGCGTTCAAGGAGATAAAGGTTTTGGAATTAAACGTATGCGATAACCTTAGATTCGTATTGCCTGATGATTATGTGAATTGGGTAAGGGTATCTGCATATAAGGATGGGTTGTTGTTGCCACTTACGGAAAACATACAGACCAACTATAGTAAGGCATACCTTCAAAACAATGACTGTAGTTTACAGTTTGATGTAGATGGTAATGTCATAGATACAGAATCTCAAATAGATGCAGATAGATTAGCAGGAACAAAGAAGAGTATCTACCTAAATCAAGGACATATGTTTGATGGATTAGAGGGATACTGTTGTGATGGAGAGTGGTACTTTGACTATTCAATAGGTGCTAGGTTTGGCTTAAATACTGAGACTGCAAATGTAAATCCTACATTTAGCATTGACAGAAAGAGTGGTGTTATAAACTTTTCTTCTGACATGGCTGATCAAAAGTGTATACTTGAGTATGTGTCCGATGGTATGGAAAATGGAGACAACTCTAAGGTAACTGTAAATAAATTATTCGAGGACTATATCTATGCATACATTGAGTATGCAATCCTTAACTCTAAGCTGAATGTACAGGAGTATGTCGTGAATAGAGCAAGGAAAAGAAAGTCAGCATTATTAAGAAACGCTAAGATAAGATTAAGTAATATACATCCAAGTAGACTTCTTATGAGTTTAAGAGGTCAAAACAAGTGGCTAAAGTAATATGGCAAATTTTCAAAGGAACTTTGTATTGGGTAGAATGAATAAGGATGTTGACCAACGACTTATTCAGAATGGAGAATATATTGATGCAGTAAATGTTCGGATTGGTTCTAATGAATCAAACTCTGAGATAGGTGCTGTATCCAATGTAAAGGGTAATGCTCAGCTTACTACCCTTAGATTCTTAGATACTGACCTTTCTTCACAGGCAAGGTGTGTAGGAGCATATGAAGATGGCGAAGCAGAAACTATTTATTGGTTTGTGCATGACTCAAACTTTACTGCGAGTAACACAGGTAAGTTGGACATGATAGTCTCCTTTGATGTAAAGGATAATATACTTACATACCATGTGGTATCTATAGATGATGGTGGAGGTGCAAATACTACACTTAATTTTGACGAGCAGTATCTAATCACAGGAGTAAATCTAGTGGATGACCTGTTATTCTTTACGGACAACCTGAATGCACCTAGAAAGATAAATGTAAAGAGGCAGTATGCACAGCCTGACTCATTAGTATCAGTAGATAATATTACATTAGAGGAGTTATTGGTTTTAAAAAGACCACCTGTAAATTCTCCTAGTATTCAGTCATTAGAGTCAGGGTCTCAGAATAATTTTCTTGATGATCGATTCATTTCTTTTGCCTATAGGTATAGATATGAGGATGGGGAGTATTCTGCCACATCGCAGTTCTCTGCACCTTCATTTGTTCCTAAAGCATTTAGATTTACAACCGATGCTTTCTTAAATGAAGGCATGACTAACCTTACAAATGCTTGTATTATAACATATAATACAGGTAGCAGCCTAGTTAAAGAGGTGGAGTTGCTATTTAAGGATATGAACTCAGGCGTGATAAAGGTAATTGAAAATCTAAACAAGGAGGATTTAGGGTTGGTTGATGATGATGAGCAGACATTTACATTTAGTAACAGTAAGATATTTACTGTACTGCCTGATAGCGAGATACTTAGATTGTATGACAATGTTCCAAGATCGGCACAAGCACAAACAATCATGGGCAATAGGTTGGTCTACGGAAACTATGTTGAAGGATACAACCTTACCGATTCAAATGGTAATCCTACAAAGTTAGAATATACAACAGAGGTGTTGTCTGATGTTATTGGTACTAGCGATCTTGATTCAACATTTTCATCAAGTCTTTATACTATAAATGGAAGTATATCTATAAACAACTCACTAATAAACATAGACCTTAGTGGCTTAGAATTGAAACAAGGTTCGCTGCTTTCTATTTCTTTGGTGTTTGATCATAGTACTTTTACTGATGACACTCCACCACCTGTACAAACGACCAATGCTACTAATATAAACTTCACATATCTACTAACTCAAGATTACGATAGTGTATTTGAGTTGGCTAATGATGTAGACTTTATTGAGAAGGTAGGAACTACTGCAAATATAAAATCAGTTGCAGACTCCTGTCAAGGAACTACATTTACAGATATATTTAATTGCAGCATACCTCAAAACCTAGATGCACTAACTCGTTTTGAAAGTGGTATAAGTGGAGTAGACCAACCGATACCTATAATATCAAGTTCTTCTAGCAATGTTATAGGATTCCGATTGCCTGTTATGAGGTTCGTTAATAATGTAAACATACCGACTTTTAGTGTGTATGAATACTACGAGATTCTATCGGCAGAGGTTCAATTTGTAAAAGAAGGTGCTACGAAAAGCCTACATAGCAACAGAGGCTATGAGGTTGGTATAGTTTACATGGATGACTACAATCGTTCATCTACTGCCCTTGTTAGTGCTTCAAATAATAACCATATACCTTGTTCAAGTTCTGACTTACAAAATAAAATTAGAGTAACAATACCTAACACACAGGTTGCTCCATCATGGGCAACGAGGTATAAGTTTGCAATTAAGCCTGACAAAGAAAACTATGAGACTGTTTACTCAAACATATTCTTTAATGATACTCAGTCTGATTCGGAATGGTTATTGCTTGAGGGAGAGAACACAAGAAAGGTAGAGGTTGGAGATAGGCTTATTGTGAAGGCAGATGTCACAGGAGCATTGAATAGATGTGCGTATACAACCATACTTGACAAGGGTGCTAAAGAGGAAAACTTCCTTACTCCTGCACCTGTAGATGAAGATGGAGATACACTATATGTTCCATCGGGTGTTTATGTAAAGGTAAAGTCAAACGACTTCTCTGCTGTACTTGATAAATATGCTCAAACAGATTCGGGGTTTGTAGAAGAAATAGCAGACAGGGCAAATGACTATCCAAAGTTACAGCTAACGGTAAATGAATACGATGGCACTACATATTTTGATGAGCCAATACCGACAGGTTCACAGATAGACTTCTCTTTCAGAACATTTAGAGAAGGTGGTAGTGGTTGTGGCAACGGTGCTTGTGAACGCAGGGAGTTTGAGTTTGATATGGTTCTTACTGCATCTCAAGATTATGACAATCTATATGAATTTTTCTTGAACGACAATGTAATAGACACAATAAATGCTCAAGGCTTTGCAGATGCAGGTTGTGATGATACACCTCCTAACTGTGTATTTACTGAAACCATAATAGACCAAGCTGTTTATGGCACAGAGGAGAATATGTTAGATCAGGTTACAGCATCTACAGGAACTAACAACCTTCAATTTCTTAGGTTCGATAATGATAAGTTACAGCTTGTAATAACAGGAACAAGAGCCTGTGGTAGAAGAGATAAGCTGAACTCAAGTGTTGAAGGAAGGATTATTATAACAAGGAGGAGTAGCTTGCTTGTATTCGAGACAGAACCACAAGATGCTTTACCTGACCTATGGTATGAGTCATCGACATCATATCCGATAACAGCAGGGTTGCACACAGGTAATGTTCAAGACCAAACAGGATCACTACCTGCAATTATAGACACAGCATTCTTCAACTGCTTTGCCTTTGGTAATGGAGTGGAGAGTTATAAGGTTAGGGATTCTATTGTAGGTAAGCCATTAGAACTTGGTAACAGAACAACTACTACTTCTTCGCAAGACTTTAAGGAGGCACATAGATTTGCTGACCTTACATATAGTGGGGTATTCAATGATGAGACGAATGTAAACAAACTGAATGAGTTTAATCTTGGCTTGTTAAACTTCAAACCATTAGAGGATGACTTTGGACCTGTAATGAAGTTGGATGGTAGACAGACTGACATCCTTGTATTGCAGGAGGATAAGATTTCTTATGTACTTGCAGGAAAGAATTTGATTAGTGATAGTACAGGTGGAGGTGTGATATCTTCAGTTCCTCAAGTTCTAGGAACACAGGTGGCTCGATCTGAGGAGTATGGTGTTAGTTTGAATCCTGAGAGTTATGCTAAGTGGGGGTATGATAAGTTTTTTACAGATAAAAAACGAGGTGCAGTAATAAACCTAAAGGGTAATTCTTATGGTAATGAGCAACTGCAAGTAATATCTAATCTTGGTATGAACTCGTATTTCAGAGATTTATTTATTACATCATTCCCTAAACAGCAGCTTGGTGGATATGATCCGTATTACAATGAATACCTTCTTACAAATGGAGATGTAAATGTTCCGTTTGAAGAAGAGTGTATTGATTGTGGTATCGAGAAAACATATACAGTAGACAATGGTACTCCAATTAATGTATGTTATAATCTAGGTAACCTTGTTGGAGATTCCGTTGTTTCTTTTAATGTTGTTAGTGGTGGCGATATAACGGTTACTGCAACATATGATGGAGATTCTTACACATCGGGAGCAGCAGCACAGACAGGAGGATTTACTATAGACAAGGACAAGGTATCTGTAGATACAGTAGACTTTATTATAACAGCACCGACAACAAATTCCCTTGTAGAGTTAGTGGTTAATTGTCCTGATGCTGACGAGTTAACAATAATACAGGTTTGTGTTACAAGCAATGCAGATGCAGGCAAGTATATACATAATGAATATCGTTGGACTGATGGGGTATACATATCTCCACTACATAGTACGCAGATAGAGTTCGCAGCAGGAACAGATGTTCCTCTTGTATCTCAATATTCCACCATCACAGGATTGCAGGGTGGAGCATTCGTTCCTGCAAATGGAGCAACGGTATCCATACGTTCAAACAATCTGCCTCCAATAGATGACTTTGACTTTGATATCAACCTTGATGAGTTTAAGTACTTAAGAAGCAATACGCTTTATTCAAACAATCCTACGGATATAGCAAACTTGGTAACAGCATCAACATCTGCTGTTCCGATTGTAGGAAGTTCGCCTCTGTTTAGTGCAGATTTTACAATGCCG